TTACCGCCTAGCTCTATTTGTCACTGACTGTAAATTAATGTAATTTTCACGCAATCCCAACGCTAGTTCTCGCCAGGCGCGACAACTGGCTGCGTTGCCGGCGTCAACGGCAGCGACCTGAGCAAGCGAAACGCCGGCGGGTTCTCGATCAGAATCGGCGGCAGGTCCGGGATCCTCACCTGACCAGGCGGCGTCGTACAAGCGCACAAAGCCAGCATTAACAGCAAAGCGAGCACTGTCCGCTTTTGTGATGTAGATCGGTACTTGCTTTTCAATGGTTTCTCCTTTTACGTAAATGGTACGGATCCGGTCGACATACTTGATCTGCGTCTGCGTGACGACAACCTGCTGTGCTTCAGCGATCTTGATCGTCTGTCCGGCCTGTTGATTGACGTAAGCGATGTGCTTTTCACCCTCCTCCTGTTTGCCTTTGTTGTAGCAGATCGTCCCGAACACAGCAGCGCCCGAGACTAGGGCCAGCCAGCGCGCCCACCACGGCAATACCTCTTCCAATAGATTCATGCGACCCCCAAAGCACTTTTACACGCCACCCAGCGCATACGCCGCGCAGCCAGGCTTTCGGCGGTGATGCCAGCGCCATTAATCCGTGTCGACAGTCCGTCAAAATTCCTGCTATCGGCATAGACATTGCCACCTATCGCGCACCAGAACCATCCCGCCGAGCGAGCCGCCAGTTCCTTGTCCGTAGAAAGCCGTTGCGGGGCAGCGACGCAGTCAACACCCAGCGCCGTCGAACATGCGCCGTAATTATCGTGAAACGTAATTTGCTTCAGGCCACCGCCGCGATAGCGCCAGCCATCGCCGGAAGCGACATCGCCATTACCGTAGCGATTGGCGTAGACGATGTTGGCGATCCGGATCTGGCGATCCAGCGGCACCATCTTTTCTCCCGGTTGGCGACCAAGGAGGGCGGCGTGCATGGCAATACGCTTACCAAAGGTGGCATTCAGCCCCTGCACCGAATAATCAAACGACTCGGACAATCGGGACAGCCCGGCACTTTCGTGGCCAATCTGTGCAATGAATGCCGCACACCTTGCCGGCGTGCTAATGCCGAACTCGGCCATCGCCGCATTGATCGGTGCAGCCCAGTCCGTTGCACGCGCGGTAGGAATCAGCAAAGCCGTTGAGAGCTGGGAGGCGGACAGATTCATCGTTTCCCCAGGCAATGCCACCGGCGCCAGAACCATACGGCCAGAATCGCGACAGCCACATTCGACACCACCTCAGATTGCTCACTCCAGAAGCCAAAGGCATCCGGCCGCATGATGTTCACGAAGGACGTGAGCGCCACCAGGGACAGCGCGGAAGTACCCAGCACCTGCGTTTCCAGATGTTTGTTCAGCACCGCCCATAAGCAAAACACCAGCAGCACCAGGTTAGCTACCGTATTAATTAGTTGGATCATTTTTCCCTCCCAGATAACGGCGCTTCAACGTGCCGACAATGTCCGCTTCGTTAATTTCCTTAAACACTTCGCGCGCAGTGGCCAGCGCAAACAAACCAACCAGGAACTCGATACCGGAATGGGTCCGCGCGCCGGTAATGGCGAACCAGTCGATCAGCACCGGCGCAATGTAGACGGCACATGCCAGACCGGCGGTGAAACTGGATAGCTTCTGCCACCAGTTCAGGCCGTCACCCAGAAATTTCAGTGCAACCGCCGACCCCACCGCCCCCGGCAGCAGCGGCAACAGGTATTTCGTGATCCCCAGCCATACTGCAGCTAGCGTGCTTGTTGGTTCTGCCATTCTTCTTCCCATCAATGATTTGCGCCCGCAGGAACACCACATTGCCCCTATCGACTGATTGCCTTGCCCAGCCCCCCTATCGCCTTGATGACTCCGTCCAGGCGGCCAACCAAGGCAAGCTGCACTTTCTGCTCCAGCTCCCGATTCTTCACCCAGGTATCAAACGCTTTCGACTCCAGGAAATCCCGTGCATCAGAGATCCCCATGCGCATCGCCTCCGGATACGAGGTGCTTGAATATAAACTCAAGCTAACCGCCATATTGCGCAGGTTTTCCAGTAACTCTCTTCGCGAACTCACTGACGCAGGCTGAAACTGGAAATCGCGCCGGAGGCATCGACTCTGCCTCCGATCCCTCATGTGGTAACGCCACGAATCCCTCATCAATTTCGACCGTCTCGAAGAAGTGCATCAGCATCTTGTTACCGCGGTGACGCATGGCGTACAGCCCCAAGAATTCCGATTCCGGGTATTCGCTGATCACCAGCATGCGGTTCTTCAGCCACTCTAGATAGCTCAACGAATCTAACGCCGGATCCGGCGCCAGCTCGCCCACACGCAATAGCTGCGCTGCCATGGCGCCCAGCATCCAATGCAACTGACCAGCCACCTTCGGAATATGGCCGTGCAATTGTTCAATGGCTTCTGCCATCGCCCCTGTCACCGGGGAAATCTGCCATTCGTCACCACCATGGCTGCCGAGTGGGATTGGAAAGTTTGGTGTGTCACGGCTGGCATTTAGATAATCCATGTAATGGCCGTCGCCCAGCATGAAATTGGCGCCACCGCCCTCTTCTCCTGTGGTGTGGGCCAGGTAGTGGCCGACGATCAGCATGCGCTCCTGCACCGTCCAGTTTTTCGGATCGGTGACATGGCGTTCCGTCGGCGCATCGGCTGACTCGATGACCATCTGCAAGAAAGTCGTTGTCGATTCTTCGAAACGCTCGGGCGGCACCGCAGCCAGTGCGCCGGCATTCACGATGGAAAGCTCGCGCAGCTTGACGGCGAGGCGGCGTGTTCTGAGAGGTGAAAAAGCAATCATATGATTCGAGAATCCTTAGTTAATTGGACGAATAGGAACCTGGCCCCATGATCTTCTTCAGATCGTCGCGGTCCAGCGCGGTGAGGGTCGCCAGCGTCAGAGGAATAGTAATTTCGGTGTAATAGCCATCCTGATCGATAGGCGCGTCGATGGGCTCGCCTATCGTCTCAATCACCATGGGCGCCAAGGTCCGCTGCTTATACTGAAAACCGATCAACTGCGGCGCGACGGACGGGAACATGCTGTTGATGGCCCCGTCGATGCCCTCGCCACCTCCGGCGGCGCGCGCAACCAGGCTATCGCCACTGAGTTTCTGCGGCAACGCCCAGGCCCATAGTTGCTGCAACGGTGCCGCAACCTCCCTTTTTGGGTCGCTAAACGCGCGGAACACCAGTGATACATTGATTTTGATGGGTGGCATCCCAGTAAAAATCTGCGTCGAGTTCAACTTGGTGATGCCGGTGCGTCCCTCAAATTTCTTGATATTGCGTTCTATGGTGCCAACATCGGCATTTCCCGACGTCGACTTCGACTTCCAACCGAAGAACGAGTAAAAATCGTTCATCCCTGGTACGAGCGCGCCCGACTGCAGCATGGCAATCAAGGCCGGCGCTTTGCTATCCGGGCTGCTTTGCTCGAATGGCGACTGCCAATTCAGGGTTGCTTCCATATTGCCGCCGGCAGTCACCGGTGCATGCACCTCTATCTGCTCTTGCCCCGCGCGCAGCCCCTTATTGTCAACTGGATAAATCTTGGCAATCAAATGATCCGAGAGTCCTGACCACTGGGAACCGAGGATCTGCTGGTCTGCCGTCGTGCCCTGCCCAGGTGCTGCCATATTTCCACCTTACATAAAATTGCGGGCAGCCGATTCACCTGGCTGCCCGCTGTATTGAAGTGTTAATTCAAGTTGAGAACGATTACTTGCTCAAGCCCATCTTCCGATTCAGCCGCATCGACTTCATGCGGCGCATGGTGGCGCTGGCCGTGTGCGCCTTCATCTGCGCCTTGCGAATACTGACTTTCTGCTTGGCAGTCAGGCGAACCCGGCCCGAGATCCGCTTATTGATCCGCACCTTCTTGCCCTTGCGGATCACCATGCGCTTCTTGTAGGTGGCGTCCAGCACTGCATCGCTGCCCTCGTCGCCAAAAACAAAATTGTCGATATCGGCGCTCGACGCATCGTCGCCATCCGGCAAGCTAGCGGCCAGAAGATCCCGGATCCGGTCTGCGGCTGCTTCGTCCCAATCGTTCAGGAGCTTGCTACAATCCTCATCCGAGACACCCTTCTCGGCCAGGTAGTCCCAGGCGAATTCGAGCGCTGTTTCCAGCACGTCGGCTTCGTCGTCGCTCAGCTCACCGTCTTTGTTCGCATCGACCAGACCGACCATATTCGCCAGGAGGCGATCAGCCAGAGTTTCATCTTCATCCAGATCATCGGTTTCGATCCACTCCTGGATGGTTGATGCCGTACCCAGTGCGATATGCGTAGCGGCATAGTCCGCCGCGGCATTGCTGTCTTCAGCATCAGACGCGGAATCCAGCACCGCCTGCCGGCCTTTATGCGCAACATCCTTGCTATGCAAGGTATTGCGAATCGCTGTTGCAGCTAAATGACTCATCTTTTTCCTTTCATTTTGTAAAGCCCGATTAGCGGGATAGTGTTTGGGTAACAAAGGTTTGGCGATTGGTGCCGTCGTATTTCAATGAATAGGACACGTCCATACGATCTGCCGGCCGCAGCGCATTGGGCTGCACCACATACTGAAACGCTTCCCCGTCCATCTCAGTGCTGGGCACGATCCATTTAGCGGTCTTGGCATCCTTAAACAGCTTTTTAAGAAAGGCATCGGTCTTTTTGACGGACACTTCCATGGGGAGCTGTAAAGCCTCTTTGGCAAAGCGCGTGACCCAATCATCGATCGAGCTGGACATATCCGCCACCGAGATCAGTTTCTTCATCGACACCGCCGTCTTAGCGCAGGTCAGCGAATCGCTGAACACGTATTTGCCGCCGCCGTTGTATTTGACGTAGATCACCGGATTAATTTTGGCATCGGCCAGATCGCTCAAATCGTCGTCAGGCGAGCAGATCTGAACAATGCCCGTTCTATCCAGCGGCCAGTTTTTACCGGCAATGGGGTAGTTTTTAGGCGCAAAGCCATTGGCGTCCGTCTGGGCATTGCGCAAACAACGACGGGCCACGTTGTAAGCCGAGGTGCCGAGCACCACTTTGCCATTCAGACCTAGCGGGTCGTCTGACTTCAACGGCGCCCAGAATGCCTGGCAGTAGTGAGAATCGAAGTTCAGTTGCGCAATGAAGGCCATCGCCGCTTCCGGCGACAGTGTGCCTGGCACGTCCCAGGCAAATTGCCGGTTGGTATCATAGGCCAGCTGGGCCAACGCCGACAGCAGCGCCGACGCATGCGAACCGCCGCTGACAATATAGGCGTAGTCGTGCTCCGTTTTCTGCAGCAAATCCCGCGCGCGTGCAAAGTCCGACACCCCGTAGGCGGTGCTGCCCTCGGTAAAATAGGTCATCACAGGAGAGATGGCGAACTTGGGCCGGCCATTGGCATCCCGTCCGTAGGCATTCGATGTCGGCGCAATCTTGGCACCACTGCCCACCAGCACTTCAACGTTTTCTGTCGTGCGCTCCACCACGTCAGGCAAATAGGCGCTTTGCTGATAGTCGTCCAGCGCCTCCGGATTGAGCGATCCGACAAATTCGTAGAGCGTATTCCGATCCTTGTCGCGCAGACGCAGTGTCACCTGGCGATTGGCGACAGGTGCGCCATTTTCCGCGATTGCATCGGCATGTAGCTCGATCACCACACCGTCGTTGTAGCACTCAAGATGCTTTACAGACAACAAAAATGGCTTATCGGTCGGCACATCAGGAGCAATCGTAAATTGCAGGTCCGTCGCCGGTGCTTCCGGCTGGGCCACGATGATGGTCGACAGCACGGCGGTGCTGGTCGTCAGACGCTGTACTACCGCTGAAGCCGCGCCCTTTTGCAAGGCTTCATAGACGTGGATATGCGCCTCGTTCAGCGCTGACGCACGCAAGGACTCGCCACGACCCAGTTTCTTCTGAAAATTGCCGCGATTCACGCGAAACGGCTTATCGATGCGCCCGCGCGTCGCGCGCATGATGATGCCAAACACCTGATCGGAATTATCCGGTGCAAAGCCATCAGTCATATCCCGCAATGGGTTCAGTTGCACACCCGACTGGGAGCCAAGCTGCCGGTTAAATGCAGTAGACATAGAAAATCCTTATTTTTTGTCGGTATTGGCCGCGTCGTCCGCTGCTGTGTCTGCCAGCGACTTCGATTCAGCACCAGCCTTTTTCTGACCTTTACCGCCAGCAGAAACCTTGGCGATTACCTCATCAGGCTGGCCGTCGTCCAACGCATCCAATGCCATCGCATCGCCCCATTGGTTCAGTTCCGACAGCGAATCCACATCCGACGCAAAGCGCGTTAACTGGGCGTGATCCTTGAAGCTGATCTCGATCTGGTTGTCTGGCGCGCTGAAATTCGGATTTAGCTCGGCCCGGACATCGGGAAACACCAGGTTGCGCGGTGTGTTATTCGTAAGTCGCAAAGCGAGAGGAAATTCGGATTTTCCGAATGCCTCTTCGACCAATGCATTGACGCTCTTCCCCGTCAGGGAAGAAGCGCCCAAATGTAATGTGTTTGCCATTTGTGCTGCTCCTTCAATGTGGGTGGATTAGTCGAGATTGATCACTTCGATGACAGCACATCCCATCGCGGACGGGAGATGTGGATTGACTGCCGTGAAATTGCGCGCATAGAAGCCCTGCTTGTAGCGTTGGTCTTCGTCGGCGTTCATGTTGATCAACATCGGCGCCACGGCGTCGCCGAGGACGAACGGGTTGCGCGCCACCTGGGTCGAACGGCCGATACAAATGATCCGCGATGTTTTATGGTCCACATCCACAATACGCGGCGAGTAGTACACCTCGTACAGGCCAAACAGGCGACCGACGCGATAGATGCCAGGCCGCGCAGTGACGCCCGATGGCGTAAACAACGTGCTAGGCAGGCCCAGGAGCATCGCCGCCATCTTCTTCGACACGTACAAATGGGTAATGCCGTGATCCATCGTGTCTTCGGCCATCTGCTGGCTGGCTGCACCGAGGATGCAAGAGCCGTCCTGCCAGATCTGTGCGCGGGTCTTTTCCAGACCTTGGGTATCCCACTTGAAATCCCAGACCATGGCATTGTTGGCGCCAATCCGCGCGGCCTTCTCCAACACCTGGTAGTGACGCTCATTGGCGAACTGGTTACGAATGGCCAGCATGGACTCGCCCATGGGATTCAAGCCGATTTCATTGGCCATCTGCGTTTGGCTATCTGTCGATACAAAGGCGTTGGCCTTCCATGGCGAGGCGCGCAAGATAAAGCGCGTCGCAATGGTATTGACGATCGGGATAATGCCTTTGTTGTTCTCGAAGTCGATCACCGCTTCAGCAATCACTGGGGTGTTCGCTGGCAAGGCCGGTACAGTCGTCACTTTCACCGCGCCGGTATCCGAATTCATCGAACCGGACACGGTAAAGAGCGTACTGCCCAGACGCACATAGCCACTGATCGGCGAGGCAGACGCCGGCGCGTCCGCGCTGGTTTCCTTCGCCACTGGCAAACCGTTGATGTAGATGATGGTACGGCCCTTGAGCAACTTGGCCGACGGCGCATCCTGGTCGCAGGTATCCGCGGTCAGTTGAATCGGCGTCACCTTACCGCCGAAGTCGTCACCGGTGCGTTTCAGCAAGTGGGTGCGCTGTGCCGAGGTATAGGCTCGACCGCTCAAGACACCATCCATCAGGTCACCGGCACCATAATGGCCGAAGGTGCTACCAGCTTCATGCGAGACGATCACCAGCGGCGCTTCATTGGAGCCGATATCGGCAGGTAGGTAATTGGCAACCGGAATGGCTTCGGCCATTGCTGCCGTGATCGAGATTACGGCGCGATTTTGCTGCAGCGACATCGGATCGTGCGCCAAGTTAGACGCCGAGTCGAGCTTATACCTGGATCGGGCATTTTCTGAGGTTGCATAGGCTTGATGAATAGCCCATTGCAACACGTCTGCGGTTGGCTCGACGCCATGTTCCGCTTCGTAGAAGGCTGCGCCATCCAGAATTGCTCCCGCGATGCCGGCACGGCCATCGCCCGACTCATCGAAGAGGATCTGCAGGTCCTCTGGAACCTCGACACCAGTAATCGATGCGGACAGGCTCTGTGCATCGGCAATGAATGCGCCGGCGCTGGCAGAATCAAACACGCCGGTGCTGCTGACCGCCGTTTCCTTCAACTTCGTGTAAAACGTACTGACTTTTTCTGTTTTTGCGTTGTTATATTCCGCATGTTGCTTTGGCATAGATCACCCTTGTCGTAATTAAGATTTGCCCCAATGTCGGCGCAGGTGAAGTACCCACGCGGTATGTGCAATTCCATTATTACGCGGTGACGTAGTGCTACTTTTGAAGGTTTTCCATCTTCGCGGGATTTAGGCCAATGCCGCAATATCCTCCGTGATGGCAGCAATGGCGACATCCAGTGCAGCCGATTTTTCCTGCAGGGCGATCTCCATTTTGGGCGCCGCCGTGCGTATGCTGTCCGGCAACTGGATACGCACCTTCGCCATGGCGGCCTGGAACTTGGAACGGCCGGCATCCATCATGCCGACCATCTCGCCAATGGCGGCCACCTGGTCGTCCTGATGCTTGAGCGGCACGACCTTCCCATTCAGTTTCACTTGAAAAATATCCCCCGATTGTTTAATGGAAAACGTCACCACCTGGCTATCGGCGAACGTCAGTACCATTTCCCGGTAGGACACGCCGGATGAGCGTTTGATATTGGGAGAGATGTCGCCCTGGACAATGTGCGAGCCCGCACGCGCGAAGTAGCGCACTACCGCGCGAGTTGCTGCATCTTTCTTGCTGCCCATGTCGTCAAAACTGAAAATGAGGTTCTTTGCCATTTCTTTCCTAAGTGAATTTGATTATGCTTTTGCCGGGCCAGTAGGTGGGCCGTCGTGTTCTTCGTGACGGTGCGATTCGACCCCGATGCCATTGCTGATAATCTCGCCACCAGTATTCTCAATACCGCCTTGTATCTTGGCCGATGCCCCGCCGCTGCCGGAACCTGCCAACCCGCCTTGATACGTGAGCAGTCCAATGGAAGTAACCTTTTCGGAAAACGTTGCCTGCGGCGTTTTAACGTCGACCATTTCACTGGCATTGATCTCGTAGCGCGCGCAGTTAACGCGAAATATCCCGTCCGCGGTCAGCTCGATATTCGCGTGATGCCAGCGCCGCCAGTCAATCGCGTTGCCGGCCCTAGCATTGCGAAAGCCGGTAATGATCGGGTAGCGCGGGTCGCCACCCTCGAATGCCAGCCACACCAGATCGCCTGGTAGGATCTCAATTTCGGTCGCATGGCTGGCCGCACGGCTCTTGTCGCCAATCGGATATTCAATCTCCGCCAACGGCAGCACATCGGCGCCATCCGTCAGGCCGGGAATCTCGACACGGCACTCGCGCGAGGCCGCCAAGTAGGACCGGACGATGCCGGGAACACGGGAAGGCAGCATGACTTACTCTTCCAAAGTGCCAAGCCAGAACTTGGAATACAGGCGGCAATCACCGCCGTCCGATCCACTCTCGAAGGCATGAGCAGCGGTGATGATGGCGTAGTTGACACGTTCTATCTGGATGACCTTGCCGGCATTGACGGTCGGCAGATAGTCAGATTTCAAGATTTTTTTCTGAATCAAGGCGCGCGTCATGTTCCACAGAATGCGGGTATCGGTCCTTGGCTGATAACCGATAGCACGCACTTTGGAACGATTGCCATAGACAAATGCGCCGGAGGCATCAATCGAAAAGAAAGACGGCACCTCGTGGCGCTCCATGAAGCCGCTATCGATATTCTCAGTCGTATCTTGCTCCAAGCGCAATATCGGCTCTTGCTTGAAAATGTCCTGCAGGCGAATGAACGTGACTTCACGACCATCGGTATAAATCGCTCCGCCCTCTTCCTGCAGCACCTTGGCGACTTCGTAGCTCGGCACGCCGCCGGCGTAACAGGCAAAGCGGGCAATCGGATAGTCCGCATTAATTTTGACGCGCGCGCCGCATGCGCCGTAAATACTGCCCAGCGTCGCGCTCTCCTTGATCACTGCCGTCTTACGACGGAAGGCTATTTGATGACATGGATCAAACAGCGCCACAATGTGCAAAGCAGCCATCTGGTCGCTTCCCTGGACGTTGGCCGACACCTTGCTGCGTTGAACCTGAACGATACGAAATTCGTAGCCCTCACTAGCTATGCGGATGGTTTCACCTTGCTTGAGCCCCGCGACCGTTGCGTCGGTCGCTCTGACGATCGCTTCCAGCGTCATCGGCACCGGCGCCAGATCGGAATGCAAGCAGGCGCTCAGCAGCAGATCGCCGCGCAGCACCGTACCGGAGGACAAAATCAGTTGCATGCGCTATACCGTCACGATAGGCATGCAGAACATCAAGCGCTGCACGTCCGTCTCTTTTTGGACGATGTCCTGGGCAATCTCGGATGCCGAGCGGCCATAGACGTCCACACCCAGTGAGCGGGACGCTTCCAGGTAGACGGCGTTTTCTCGCTCGACGTAGAGGATGAACAATGAACGCACAATCGCCCATTCGCTCTGCGTCAACGGCGTATCTAGCTCTACGAAATCGCTCGAGGGATACAGGTTGTCCGGAACGGGAAAGCGCGGATACGACGATGAAGACTCCCAGGGGTCACGCGCCTCAGACGGCATTACTGCGACGGGAACCGCCGGCAGTAAAGCATCAAACGGCCCGTAGCCGCCGCAGTATCTGGCGGCGGCCAGCGCCTGTGCAAGCACCGTTTCTTCTTCTAGCACGATGCCTACCGGGCGCTCTGCTCCGCAAAAGAGCAATGCCAGCGCCTTCAGCGTTTTAGAAAACTCCCCCATGGCGCTTAAGTATTGCCCGGAATTTCTTCGTTGAAGTAATGGAAAAACAGCGTTCCCGAGATATTGAGCACCTGCGAACGGTTTTCCCAATCGCGGTCTGGGTTATCCAGCTGGATGAAGCAGTCGTAGATCGGTTTAGCGACGGAGAACTTGGACGGCGTGCCTTCGTACACCTTGGCATTGAACTTGCCGCCGGTACGGATCAGGTTCAGCATCATTTTGGAGACATGACCGGCCTTGGTCTCCATCAAGGTGATTTGGCCTTGCTGATTGATTTTGACCTGCTGCGCCTCCCACTTCGCCGCGCCGAGCGGCATGGGGATTTCAATTTCGCCGGCGCTGGAGAGCTCAGGCCACGGAAACTGCTTGGTCAACAGCCACATCTGCTCAAAGCCCTCGATTTCAAAGGCGGCATCGCTGGAGATAGCTTTGTCGCCCATCGCCCGGGTGGTGTTGTAGAGGCTCTGCAGGTAAGCTGGATTGGATACGGTCAT